ATAGTCCAAATTCAAGCTGAAGGAACAAAGGCTGAAAGGGATATCATTAAGGGGGAAATCCATAAGGAAGCCCAAAAACTAGCCAGCAATATGCCAAGCTTTCCCCCTGATAGGTTGATATATGTAAGAAACCTAGCCCAAAAAGTTCTACGTAAGGAGCTAGACCTAGAGGTCTTTAAGTTCTTCGTCAAGATAACCAATTCCTATGTAGAGCTACAGACCTGTATGCCTAGAGCTAAACTTTTATCCTAAAGGAGGTAACTTTAATGGGGAAGTATAAACAAGTAAGGGAAAAATTCACAGTAGGAGATGGTCTAGATGCTTCTGAGATTGGAGACCTCAGGGATGAGATGCAGGAGTGGGTAGACAATATGGGAGGAACTGCTCTGGAGAACACTTCTAGATACCAGATGGCTGAGGAGGCAGTTGACTTATTGTCCCGAGTTGACGATGTCCAATTTGATGATATCTGGGACGCAATCAACAATACTGAGTGTTTAACGGGGGATCTCAAGAACCTGGAGTATGAAGTAGTTATCTTCAAGGTAAAGAGCCGAAGACAATACCCCTCAAGAGGTTATCGTCTCAGCAATACAATCTCAATTATCAATGGAGCTCTGGAGTGTCTTAGGGATTTCCTAGAACCTTATGAAGCTGAAGAGGTTGGTGAGGTTAGAGAAGTTATTGACGAGGTTGAGTCAATAGTCCAAGAACTTGATGGATTGGAATTTCCTGGAATGTATGGATAAAGGAGGTGATTCACCTGAAAACCGAAGGGGAAATAAAAAAGGAACTGAAGGAGATCGAGGAGATTCTCCACGATAAGGCTCTTAAAGGGGATAAATCCGATTGGGACTACTTCACTTTCAGGAAGGATGCTCTTATGTGGGTCTTAGGAGAATACGACTAAGGAGGTAACTAATGTCAGAGTTTCAGGAATGGCTAAAACTAGTTTAGAAAAGTGAAAGGAGGTAAAAAAATGCCCAATTGTAGCAATCCTTTACAATGCCAAATGGCTGTAAGAGTGCTCTGTACCTGTGACTGTGGAGGGGCTAACCACGCTAAACTCCGTCTGATGATGGATAACCCTGAGACTCGTGAGAATGCGGAGCTGCAACTCATAGAGCTCAAGTCATATCAGACGAAGCTTAAAAAGGCTAAGAGAATAGAGCGGAGGAAGAGGAGGGCGGAAGCAAGAAAGGCTTCCAAATCAATAACATAAGGAGAGTTCTCTTGAATTGTCCCGTTTGTGGGATTGACCTAGAAGTGGTGGAGATCCAAGAGCATAAGGATTTTGCCCTAGTCCGTAGGTCTTGTCATTATTGTGGAAAAGTCTGGATATTAAAACATCAAGAGAACTCTATTGCCTCAATAACACAGGAGGGAATCCAAGTGGTAGACTATGGCTTTGACTATAAATGTCCCCATTGTGGATTTGAGAGTACAGTTTATACAGTCCTCCAAAGCAGAACTGGTTGGAAATGCTTAAAGTGTGGGAAGATTGTTCCTAATGAACACATTAAACCTAGGGGGGACTTCCAGTTAGAGCCTACTAGAGTTATTACCCCTAGATCAGCTAGAAGAAGGACACCCAGTTATCAGAGGTCACCTAGAGTCTCTAGGCCTATCTCCGAGGGGGCAATATCTCTAGCTAGCATAGCTCAAGAACTTAATATAGAGCCCAAGAAACTCAGAAGTTTCCTTCGCAAATCTAATTGGAGAAAACCGGAAGAAGCGGGGTCTGCCTGGCTATTTTCTCCTGAAGAAGCTGAAGAGCTCAAAGCTCACTTTAGGAAATAAGGAAGTTACACTGGTAACTGATCCTACAAATATAATTTTAGTCCTCATTCAATCCACCATTGACTATAAGGTTACTTTATGTTACAATGATAAAGTATAAGCTATAAAGCTTAAATCTTACGAAAGGAGGAAACCAAATGACCCAGGAGAAGGGAAAGGAGAAGGCGGCTGAGAAGAAAGAACCCGAAGGGGTTGCTTTGAAGGATGTCGCCAAACAGGCCGGTGTTGAGCCTCGGGAAGCAAGAGCTATCCTTAGAAGGCTCAATATAAGGGGAGAGGCTGAGAAGAGACAGAGATGGACTTTCCAGCCCAATCAGGTAAGCGGCGTAGTCTCTAAGATCAAGGCCGATAAGGCTGCGAGAGAGAAGGCTAAAGCCGAGAAGGCCGCCGCCGCTGAAGCAGAGGAAGACTAATTCCGTATCTTGCTGGTGTCCATGTGAAATAAAATCGGCAGGCTAGATTGGTGCAGTTAGGGAGATAGCTACCTTAACAAGTTGCCGAGCCAGCAAGCTACCAAGCCATACCCCCCCTTCTAGCTACTACAGCTTAGCCCTACCAGAGTTAATTTGGTGGGGTTAAGTTGTGTATAGAGTTTAATTGACAAAGAGGTTCTTGGAAGATATAATAAGTATAAATAGATATAAGTAGCTATGAATACCTATACCGAAACCTATACCCTTATGCAGACAGCCAGACTCCTAGGGATGAATAGAAATAAGGCTTGTCGTTGGGCTGCAGCAGGGGTAATCAGAACTACTAAAATTCCTATTGGGAAATATGGTCGGCATATTGTAACTTCAGAAGAGCTACAGCGAATAAAGGAGCTTATCAGTGGTAGACCAAATAACCCTTAGCCCAACGAGAATAAGGCGCTGGGTTAGATGCCGAAAAAGTTATAACTGGAGATACAACCAGGAGTTGGTCAAAATAAAGAAAGATTACCCATTAACTCTTGGACTAGCGGTTAGTGATGCTCTAGCGGGCTACTACTTTGATAATGAGGAATTTAGAAGCCAAAATTCCCTAAACAGTGCCCTTGCCTCGTCATTACTTTTCCGTAAGCCAAGAACTGAGGACAATAAAGAACTACTTGAGGAGTGGCAAAAAGTAGCCAAGATTTCTCAGAGATTATTGGCTAATTACCATGAATGGGCTTCTGTTAAAGATAACTTCGAGGTGGTTATGATAGAGACCCCCCATGAGGTAGAACTATCTCCAAATATCTCTCTAATGGCTATTCCAGATGCCAATATAATAACTCCTGAAGAAATTCCTCTTATCTTGGAGCACAAAGTTAGATACAGATATCGCCCAGGGGACTTTGGTATAGACTACCAGTCAGTATCGGCCTGTATAGTTTCGGATGCTATTGGGACTCTTTACAATGTCCTAGAATATGGTAAAGGAAGATACCATAGAGAAACAATAATAAGATCTGAACAGGAGCTCAATTACTTCAAGGACATGTTTATTCAGATTGGACAAGATATCCTATCAACCCCTCCAGAGAGGCTCTATCCCATGCCCATGAAGAGATGTTCCTGTGAGTATTGTGAACTTTGTAATGGTGAGATGCAGGGTTTAGATTTAGAGGATATTATCTCAGAACTATACGAGAAAACTATTAAACCTAAGGAAGAGCTCACACCTGAAGAAGTTCCTGAGGAATAATAACATAAGGGAGGTAACTTATGACTACTGAGACAATCACTGAAGAGGAAAAGACTAAAGAGATCATAGAGGAAAAACCTACTGAAGAACCTACTGGGGAGAAACTAGAGGAGAAACCAGCCCCGAGAGTTTCTGCTGTTAAGACCCGTAGTGCTGAGGACAAAGTCAAATACCTTAACATTCTAATCCATGGTGATAGTGGAGTGGGAAAGACCCAATTCGCTGGAACTATGATAGAGGTTGGCCTTAAAGTTCTCTATATAGTTCTCAATGAGGATGAGCTATTAACTCTTGACCAACAGGGTATAACAGGCTATGACTACCACATAATAACTGACTATGAGAAGCAGCTCTGGCCATTATATCTAGCCCTTAGGAGGAATAAACCTGGTTATGAAGGAGTAGTCTTAGATGGACTTAGTGACCTTCAGCAAGCTGCTAAGGACTATGAGCTTGCCGGTGATGGAGGGGTAGGGGTTCAGTTTTTGGAAGCTGCTATGAAAGGGACCCGCCGGATGTACCTCCAAAACTGGGGTAATCTCCTAGAGATGACTAGGCACTTTCTAGACCCTTTCCTAAAACTTCCCATGCACAAGATTATAACCTGTGTCTCCGAAGCCGATGATGATCCCAAGACTGGAAAGACTAAGATATACCCAGCTCTCCAGGGTTCTCTTCAACAACTGATTGCAGCCCATTTCTCAGTAGTAGCTTACAGCTATATTGCTCACTGGGGGCCTAAGACCTACTACTGTCTTACTACTCAGCCTCATGAGGCTCTAGCTACCAAAGATAGGACTAGGCTCTGTCGGGTTATGATTAACCCGAAGTTTCAGACTTTCCTTGATGCACTTGAGGGGAAGAAATCTAAAGCCAGTGAAATAGAGGAGAAGCTTGAAAAGGCCCTAGTAATAAGGCCCCAGGCTACTACAGTGAGAGGGATTGAGGCTAAGGATTAAGGAAAGGAGGTGATGTGTAGTGTTTGCGGCCGATGAGTTCCGGCCTAAAGAGTAAACGGGTGCAGGGTGGGACAAGGACAGATACCGCAGAAATAATAACCTAAGGAGGAGAAAATGGCAGAGAAAAAGGGAAAGAAAGGGGAAGTAGGGCCAGGGGCATGGGAAATCCCTATCCCTGAGAAAGCTGAATTTGGGGGACTACCCCCAGGAACTTATCTCTCTAAGTGTATTGAGGAGCCCAAGGAAACTCTATCCAGTAAAAGTGAACCCCAGACAGAATTTCAGTTCGCTATTTCCGACCCTGACTACCCTGAGTATGAAGGAAGAGAGGGGAGATACTGGTGCTCCCGGAAACCTAAGGCTTGGTGGAACATTACTCAGACCCTCGACGCCATGGGAGTTTCCTATGAGATTGATAAGGAAGCCAAGATATTCCGGTTCGACCCTATGGACTGTGTAGGTGCTGTGTGTAAGACAGTCTGGGAGGAAACTGAATTCCAAGGTAGAGTACGTTCCCGGATCCGAAGGGTTATCTCGGCTGAAGAGACAGTGGAGGATTTAGGGGGAGAAGAAGCCCCATTCTAATAGTCCCTTAATAATAGAGCTTGCTGGTTAGATAGCTTACCAGAAACGGCTGAAATGTGTCAGTAGAACAGACTATCCGAAGAATCTTACTTTCTTCGGATACGGGCACTGGTTACGGAGGATTGAAGCTGTTGTGAAAATAAGCCAGCAAGCAGCAAGGTAGGCACAATTATGGGAATAACACAATGGGGAGAGCGTTGGGGACAAGTTTGTTTAGAGGGTTTTCGCTTCAAAAAGGCTTATTGTGAAATTTGCCGTAGAGAAGAATGGCATATACTATGCAGAGACGGTCATTTGGAATGCCTTGCTTGCAGGATGAGGTAAAAACGCAGTGAAAATAGATAGTGATTTTGTTGAAGAGCTAAAGGCTGGTGGCTATAGAGGAGGAAGACCTAACTGGGGTTTGCTATCCCAGCCTGATATTGATGACCAACTCTGTGCCGATTCTAAATGTGCCACCTGTGGATATCAAGGCTTGGAGTATCATCCGTTTATTAGGGATGAACCACGCTCCTATCTTGCTTTTGTTGTTTGCCCTACGTGTGGGGAAGGTTTTGAATTCTAGGACGGTAATAAAGGAGGTGATGTTCAGTGCAGTGCTTGAGATGTGGTTGTTATCATAGCCCACAAGAGCTATGTCCCACCAGTGGGTTAAACTGGGGGCTAGGAGCCAGTATAAATAACGAGCCAGCAAGCGTTGAGGGTGTTTTTATATTAGGAAAAGTAAGAATGCAGAGATGCCTACATAAGTTTAGGTTCGCATTAAGCTATAGCGTTTGGGCTCTCAGATATATGTTGAAGTCTTGACTAAAAGCAAAGGAAGGATAGACAATGAAGTTCAAACAGGGAGATAAAGTTAAGGTAAAGGAGAATTCCAAGTGTGCTGAAGGTAGCTATGCTGGTAAGGAAGGAGTGATAAAAAAGGTTATTCGCTCCCTTCCACATCCTTACAAAGTGGATTTTGAGAAATCATTAGTGGGCTTCTTTCACGCCAATGAGTTAGAAAAAGTGGAGGAAGTATGAAAATTATTGTTACAGTAGGTGAAGCAATTACCTATGAAGCGAAGGCACGGCAAGGTTGAAGTAATACTAATAGGAGGGACTAAAATGAAAAATATCACATATAGACAGAAACCAGATGCTCACTTATATAGTGGGGGCAGCGGACATATACTCCTTAGAGATAGTATTGAGGGGGATGAAGTGCTAGTAGAACTAAGAACCAGTAGTGCCACAACTTGGCTTTGGTTCAGGAAGGCAGAACTTAAAAAGCTCATCAATGAGTTTATTGAGGAGGAATAAATGTCAAAGATAATATCAGACCTAGAGAAAAGGCAATTCCGTATCATTACTAATAAGGTTAGGCGGGATTGTAGTTATTGGGACATTGAGGGATTGCTCACAGCTCAGCGGGATAGTTCGGATAAAGAACGGACAATTAAGGAGGAAATGATGGCTAGCGAATTTA